ACTAAATCAAAAACCATTAGAACATAATGTAATTGTTAAAGTTGGAAACAAAGTATTAAATGCAGGATACAATCAACAGTTTAAAGTAACAACAGGAGTAAGAGAATATCAATTAAGAGATTATCAAATTACTCAAGCTGGTGTTGGTGCAAACCAAGTTAGAGTTTTCTTAAACGGAACAGAACTTACACTTTCAACTGCTTGGAACTGGAATACGTTTAATGCTTCAGTAGAACTGTTCTCTGACATAGGTGTTGACGGTGATGTATTAGATGTTTATGTAATTGACGGTGGCGAATACGCATTTGGTTTCTTAGACGGTAACGGCTTATGGGTTGAAACTCCAGGTAAAGTTTATCTTGATACTGCTCCTGCAAACAATGAAAGTGTAACTGTATATCAGTTAACAAATCATGATGTAAGACAAATTGAAAGAGAAAACTTAGACATAGTTACACGTAACCCAATTACAGTTGGTACAGATAATTACACAGAATATCATCAACTTACAAACGGTATCATCAAGTTGCGTAAAGCGGCCATCGATGCTGAATATGTTTGGTTAGTAGTAAATGGCGCCTTGTTAACTCCAAGTGTTGATTATTACTTACAAGATGATAAACAAACTATTAGAGTTGTAGTAGATCTTAATGCAAATGATGTAATTGAGTTGATACACTTCTCAAACAGCACAATAGTTGGCAAGTTTGGATTTAGACAGTTTAAAGATATGCTTAATAGAACACACTTCAAACGTTTGGGTGATGATGTTGAATACACACTAGCACAGAACTTAAACTGGTATGATACTAAAATATTTGTAACTAACGCAGACGGATTACCACAGCCAAACAGAGATAAAGGTATTCCAGGCATCATATTCATTGGCGGAGAACGTATTGAATACTATCTAAAAGAAGAAGGTGCTATTAGACAGTTACGCAGAGGTACACTAGGTACAGGTATTAAAACACTACACACAGCTGGAGCACAGGTGCTAGATCAGAGTGTGTACCAGACTGTACCGTATAAAGATGAGATGAGAACACAGACATTTACAGCAGATGGCTCAACTAGAGCTGTAACTGTAGACTTTATACCAAACAACGTAAACGAATTTGAGATTTTTGTAGGTGGACGTAGATTACGCAAGAATGCGATAAGTTCCTTCAATCCAAGCAATGATTTGGACAGTCCAGAGGGAGATATTACACTACCAGCAGAATTTAGTGTTGATGGAGTCAATCCAGTAGTAACACTAACAGACACACCAGCGATTAACACCAAGATAATGGTGGTTAGACGCATAGGTAAAAAATGGACTGATAACGGAACTCCACTAAGATTGCAAGAAAATAACATCGGAAGGTTCTTAAGAAACAAAGAGGTGGCGTTACCTAAATAAATACACTTGTAGGATATAAACATGACAGACAATTTTAAAGACAATTCAGGAGTTCTTTTGCAAGGACACATAAAGATACATAACCCAGAAAGCGGTGAAATCTTTGTGGATAAGCGAAATGCTATCCACTATGAGAATATGAGTATTTCACTAGCAGAAAGTTTAGCTAACCAAGGGCAAGGAATGATATATTCCATGAACTTTGGTAATGGTGGAACATCAGTTGATCCAACTGGTATTATTACATACCTTTCACCAAATAGCACAGGAACAAATGCTAGTTTGTACAACCAAACATACACTAAAGTAATTGATGACAATTCAATCAACAACACAGATCCTACAAGAAATAAGATTGAAACTCGTCATGTTAGTGGTACAAATTACACAGATATTATTGCAACTTGTTTACTAGACTACGGTGAACCTTCAGGACAAGATGCATTGGATAACGCAACAAGTTCAGACAGCTTATATGTATTTGATGAGCTAGGACTAGTAAGTTATGCAACAAGTGGTACAGGTAGATTATTAACACACGTAATATTCCACCCAGTACAAAAAAGTTTAAACAGACTAATCCAGATTGATTATACAGTTAGAGTACAATCATTAACTGGTTTTAACGAGGCGTAATAGATGGCATATACAGTTAACCATACAGACGTTGCTAACAAGGGTAGCATAACGGTTGAAGATAATACAATCAACCAACAGACGTCGTTGTCACTGCCAGGCAGAAATACAACTGCTTATGGTACTGCTATTGCTGAAAACTTTTTACACCTATTAGAAAATTTTGCAAACACAACTGCACCAAACAATCCTACAGAAGGACAGTTATGGTATGATAATACAGCAGGTGTTGATCAATTAAAATTATATGATGGTACTACTTGGATTAGTGCATCAGGATTAAAGAAAGCTACAACGGCACCAGGTGCGGCACAATCAGTTACAGGCGACCTTTGGGTTGATACTGATAACCAACAACTATACTTGTACACAGGTTCAGGTTGGGTATTAGTAGGTCCAACATTTAGTGATGGACTGTCAACAGGTGTTAAGCCTGAATCAATAGTTGGAACAAACAATGTAAGTTATACTTGTTTGGTTATAGAAATTAGTGCCAAGACATTAGCAATTTATTCAACAGCGGCATTTACACCTAAGACAACCATTGCAGGATTTACAACAATCAATCCTGGCTTTAATTTAAGTTCAGCAGATATTACAGGTGCAGGTGCAGGAAAATATTACGGAACTGCGGAAAAGGCAGAAGCATTAGTTATTAATAACGAAAGCATACCTGCAACAAACTTTATGCGTAACGACAGTACTTCACAAAGTTTATATCCGATAACAGTTAAAAACAATGGTGGTATTACAGTTGGTGCTTCAAGTTTCTTTACAATGGGAGTTGAAGGACAAGCGGGTATTATTAGTCACCAAACTTCAGGATCAAACATTGACGTAAGAGTAAACAACAACGGTTCAGCAACGACTGTAATGAGAATTGACTCAACTGCTAAAGTTGGTATTAATAATTTAAGTCCGGATCAAGCATTAGACGTTACAGGAAACATACAACTTTCAAACTCATTATTGGTTGACGGTACTACAGATGCTTCTACTATATCAACAGGAAGTATTATTACTAAAGGTGGTGTTGGTATTGCTAAGAAACTATTTGTTGGCAGTGATACAAACCTTTCAGGACTTACAACTACAGCAAACATTGTACCAAACGCAAATACATCACGTAACTTAGGTACAGCTAACGAACAATGGTTAAACGTTTATGCACAGAACCTTATAGGTAACTTAACAGGTAACGTTACAGGAACAGTTTCAGGACGTTCTGGATCAACAGACAAACTTGCAAGTTCAACAACATTCCAAATGAATGGTGATGTAACTGCACCGTCATTTACATTTGACGGACAAGATGCAAGTAGCAAAACATTTACAACAACGATTTCAAATACATTTGTTGCTAATAAAACAGAAGTTTCTAGTTCATTATCAACAGACGAAATATTATTAAACAGAGTAACAGGCGATACTGGTGTTTATAAAGTTTCAAGAACTAACTTGTTCAAAGCAATTCCTACATTACCGATTGGAATGATATCACCATTTGGTGGCGATACTGCTCCAGTTGATTGGGTATTATGTTACGGACAAGAAGTAACTATTGCAACATATCAAAACTTGTTTAACGTGATTGGCTACAACTTTAAAGATCAATCATTGGTAGCGGCAGGTAAATTTGCATTACCTGACTTAAGAGGTAGATTCCCACTAGGTAAAGATAACATGGGTGGCGGATCAGCAAACGTTGTAACATCAGCGGCGGCCGACACAATGGGAAGTGTTGAAGGACAACAGAACCAAACTATTGCAATTAATAATTTACCAGAACACGAACACGATTTAAGAGGACCAAGTGGAGATCAGTACTATACTTTAAGAGATGTAACAGGTACTCCAAACGATGCACAGGGTATTCAATACGATGCTCCGACAGGCACAGGTGCAGGTCAGGCATATCCTACTTCAGGTGGTGTGTTAACAAACAACGCATTGGGAACAGCTATAGATGTTATGAACCCATACATGACTGTTAACTATATTATCTATGCCGGGGAGAATACAGCGATATGAGTTATAAACTAAACAAAACTGACGGCACGTTACTCGTAGATCTAGTTGATGGACAATTAGATACTACAACGTCAAGCATTGGTCTTATTGGAAAAAACTATTCAGGATTTGGTGAAACACTAAACGAAAATCAAATCAAGATGTTAGAAAACTTTGCTTCTACATCAGCACCAACAGTTCCGTTAATTGGACAGTTATGGTATGATAAAACACAAGGTAGAATAAAAGTTTATGACGGAACATCATTTAGAGAAAGTGGCGGACCTATTGTTGCTACGGCACAACCGGCAACACTTGTAAGTGGTGACCTTTGGTTAGACAGTTTAAAGAACCAATTATATTTTTATGATGGTACAGACTTAGAATTAGCTGGACCTATATACTCTGCACAACAAGGCAAGACAGGGTTTGAAACATTTACAGCATTAGATACACAAAACAACAGCAAGGTGGTTGCAAAATTATTCATAGGCGGAGCACTTAACGGTGTATGGTCAAATGAAGAATTTACTCCAGCAGTAGGTTATACTATTGCAGGATTGACTGGAACAATCAAAAAAGGATTTACTCCAATTGATGCATCATCAACGGGAACTGTTTTTAGAGGCGTATCAAATGCGGCACTAAACTTAATTAACGCCGCAGGTGTTGAAAAGAGTGCATCACAGTTTTTACCAGCTGACTCAAACGGTACCACAACAGGTGCATTAACAGTTAGTAACAGTGGCGGGGTTACAATAGGACCTGCACAAAACAATATTATGAAAATTATTGGTACTTCATTTGTAACTGAAAACCAATTATCCAATCATGACTGGAAAGTTAGAGTTAGACAACCAACTGGATACCTTGATGCTATCGTAGTTGATACATCAGAATCACACGTAGGATTGTTTAAAACTTCTCCACAGTATACTTTACACGTGGGCGGAGATGCTAAAATTGATGGCGACTTAATCATTGGTGGTACAAGTTTAGCAGTAGAAACAACAGTTTTAAGAGTTGAAGACAAGAACATTGAACTTGCTATACAATCAGATAGTTCAACAGGTAACAATGCCGCGGTAGACGGTGGTGGTATTATTCTTAAATCTTCAGACTTAGATAAAGAATTTTTATGGCGTAATACTGAACAGGCTTGGACATCAAGTGAAAACATTGACTTGGCAGTAACTAAAGGTTACAAGGTTAATGGAAACGAAGTATTAAACGAAACAGCATTAGGATCAACTGTAACATCAGCATTAGGCTTGACACAGGTAGGTACATTATCTACACTATCAGTTGACAACGTAACAATTAATAACTATGCAATATCTACATCAGGTAGCGGTTTGCAAATAACAAGTGATGGTTCAATTACTATTACTAATAACCAAAAAATTACAGGATTAGCTGAACCTACAACTAATACTGATGCCGCAACTAAATTTTATGTAGATGATTCACTAGATAATGAGCCAGTTATTGTACCATTGGATATTACAGGGTTAAGTAATGCCAATATTGCTACAATTATCGAGGACATTTATCCGGCGGCAACTAAAAAGACAGGATCATATGCGTATGTTCCAACAAGCACATTAACTGGAGCAACAGTTAGTGGAATTGATGTAAACACGGTTGCAAGTAAATCATTCATTGCTGTAGACTCAAATGGTGTACAGAATGAAAGTGTTTTACAGGATATTGCGTTTAGTAATGCTTCAGGTACTGTTAATGCTTCAGTGGCTAGAGGTTTAAAAAGATTCAAGGTTCAAGCTGGATCTTGGGTGTTTGACACTGATCTAGGTAGCAGTGGCGGACTATGGTAAAAGATAAATAACATTATAGGGGTTTATAACAATGGCATATACTATAGATAGATACAGTGGCGTTACTTTGACAACAGTCGAAGACGGAACTGTTGACCAAACTACCGATATTAAGTTAGTAGGTAAAAACTACGCTGGATACGGTGAAATACAAAACGAGAATTTTTTACATCTGCTAGAAAACTTTAGCGGAACTTCACAACCACCTAAAGCGATTTCAGGACAAGTTTGGTTTGATGCTACAGCATCTAAACTTAAATTTTATGATGGTTCTAAGTTTAGAACAACAGGTGGAGCAGAAGTAAGTGCAACACAACCGGCTGGTTTAGCTACTGGTGATTTATGGTGGGATAGCACAAACGAACAATTATACGCATACAACGGAACTGGTTACGTATTAGTTGGACCACAAGGTTCAGGTACTAGTGTAACACAGATGAAAACTGTAACTATAAGAGATACAACAAGCACAAATAGACTAGTCATTCAAGCCATTGTTAACGACGAAGTCATTTATATGATTAGTGCAGTTTCATTTACTATTGATAGTACAGATCCAACTAACGCAGTTACAGGATTTGACGTTGTTAAAAAAGGAATAACCCTAAGAAATACACAAAACGCAACAGGCGGTGTTACAAGTACTACAGATTACTACTGGGGTACAGCAAGTAACTCATTAAAACTTGGTGGATATACTGCTTCAGATTTTGCATTAGCAGGATCAGGATCATTTACTTCACTTGTTAACTTTGCAGATGCTGGTATTTCAATTGGTGATTCCAACGATCTTAAAATTTACGTTGAAAATGATAACGAAGGTGTTATACAAAACGACGTAGGTACAGTAATTAAAATTAAAGTTGATGATTCAGTAGGAACAGTTGCACAACCGTTAGCGATTGAATCAACTGGTATGCACCCAGGTGCAGATAATACCTATAACATAGGTAAGTCTGGTAATAAATTTGCAACAGTTTACGCAACTTCATTTGCAGGACTGGCAACACAGGCTTCAACATTAGCAGTTGGATCAAATTACCGTTCAGGATCAACAGCGGCAACTAATAATACAGTAGCAGTTAGAGATGGTTCAGGTAACTTGGTAGCAAACTTATTTACAGGTACAGCTACACAGGCACAATACGCTGACTTGGCAGAGAAATACACAACTAAAGAAGAGTATCCAGTAGGTACTATTATGACAGTAGTCAAAGCTGATCAAGAAGAAAGCATTGATGCTGAGATGGAGGCTTGCGGTGAAGGTGAAATACCATGCGGAGTTATATCTGAGAAACCAGCTTACTTGATGAATGCAGAAGCAGACGGTCAAGCAGTTGCACTTAAAGGTAGAGTGCCAGTTAGAGTTGAAGGACTTATTGTTAAAGGTGAGCCTATTTACACAGCAATGGACGGAATAGGTAATCAAGATAATAGACACGGTACAATGATTGGTATTGCACTAGAAAATGATGACAAAGACGGCGAAAAACTAGTAGAAGTATTTTTAAAGGTATAAATTAAATGGCAATCGGCGATATTATTACAGCGGCAAGGTATAACAACTTGCAATCAAGAGTAGCAACTATTATGGGAACAGGTTCCGGCGATGACGGATACGGACAGTCGCTGAATTCAAGCCAAGTAGGTGCATCAGATGTAATCAATGCAACTCATATGTCAACACTTTACACAGATATTGCTAATGGTAGAGTACACCAAACAGGTACAGCACCAAGTCAAATAGCAGTTATCAGTTCAACAGATACTATTTTAGACAGCGACACTATTAATAAGAAGGGTGTTGCACAGTTTGAAAATTTAACAACTACCTTAGAGAACGAAAAGTTTCAAATACACGCCTCTCAGGCAACAGCAGAAGCAACAACTTCCGCAACTTATACATCAAACTGGAATGGTACATTAATACATTTACTAAACGTAACGTATAGCACATCTGATCATAGAAGACAGTTTTTTAATGCAGGTGGAGAAATCCGTTTTGCAAGTAACATTACATACTTAGGCTCTAGTGCAAAAACTATTGACTGGATGGGTATGCTTGTTAACATGGGAACTATTAAGATGGGGTACACATCAACTAGCTCAACAGGATCAGGATCAGGTTCAACAGTAGGATTTCATGATCTTACAACAGCTTTCCAGACATTGTTTACTAAATCAGGTACTGGTTTATATGCGGCCAACAACTATACATTAAAAGCTAAATTGGTTGGTACTACTCAAGTCCAATTCCAAGCAGAATGGAATGACGCAAACACTGGTAATCCAAACTACGATGAAGATGTACTAGGTACTTTAAACAGCACAATTACTCAATTACGTCCTACAGGGACATACGTTGAGCTTCCTACACCAACACACAGCACAGACGCTGGTTCAAACTTAACATAGTCCACTAAAAATTTATCTAAATAGTAGTACAACTACGGATTACTATTATGGATGAAAGATTAAAAAAAGCCTTAGACTTTTCTAATTATATGGTGACTCTTAATAACCAAAAAAGAGTGTTAAAAGAGAAGTTTCTTGAAAGCAGAATTTACTATTTTAATGGTGGACAATTTTCTGTTACACAAGAACTATTGACTTTTGTAAAAATTCTGTGTGATAACGATGACTCAAACGTTGTTATTGTAGACGATAATGACACTCCAATAAGAATAGAACAGCTTCATGAATTCTACGATAATATTAGTGACGTTTATTTTACATCTACTAACGAATACGAAACAGAATACCAAAAGCTAAGAGCTAAACGCAAGGTTTCGGGATTAGTAGATTATGACAAAGAAGACTAAAGGTGCATTAATCTTTGCACGTAACAATGCACAGATTGATTACATAAAACAAGCTCACTATTCAGCTAAAAGAATAAGAAAATATTTAGATATACCAACTAGCATAGTTACGGATAGTGTAGATTACCTAAAGGAAACGTACAAGGACTATGAAGAAGTTTTTGATAAAGTCATTGAAGTGCCTTTCACAAACAATTCGACTACTAAAAGATATTTTGATGGGTCGGGAGTAGCAAAGCACTTACAATTTAAGAATGACCTACGCACACAGTCATATGAACTAACACCATATGACGAAACAATACTACTAGACAGTGATTATATTATAGCAAATAGCTTATTTAAAAATTGCTTTGAACAAGATCACAATTTTCTAATATTTAAAAATGCAAAAGACCTAACAGCCTGGAGAGATACTGCTGAGTTTGAAAAGATTAGTGATAGTAGCATAGACTTTTATTGGGCTACTGTTATATTCTTTAGAAAGTCAGAAGAGAACAAGGTATTCTTTGAACTAACAAAGCACATACAAGAAAACTGGGACCACTATAACAGCATCTTTCAAGTAAACAGAGGTCTTTTCCGTAACGACCATGTGTTTAGTGTAGCAATACACATAATGAATGGTTACCAAGAAGGAGACTTTGCACATAAGTTACCAGGTACAAAGTATTACACAGCAGATAGAGATATTTTGTGGGAACTTGACCAGGATAATTTTTTATTCTTACTAGAAAAAGAGAATCACCTAGGAGAATATACACCATTGCGTATCAAAGGCAGTAACATTCACGTTATGAACAAGTTTAGCCTTAACAGAATTATAGATAGAGGAGTAGTGTAATGAGAATAATTGCAGGTCCTTGTCAACATGAAACACTTACTGACAGTTTGATGATTGCAAAAGAATGTAAACGTGTATGTGATAAACACGAGATAGAATATTACTTCAAAGCAAGTTTTGACAAAGCAAATAGGACTTCAGCTGATGGTACAAGGGGTGTTGGCCTTGCAACTACCATGGAAGACTTTATAGTTCTTAAAAATGACCTTGGTATAAAAACTTTAACTGACGTGCATACCCAAAACGAAGTATTAAAAATTGCGGCATACTACAACGAAGCTGTAGACGTTTTACAAATACCTGCTTTCTTGTGTAGGCAAACAGATTTAATCAAGGCGGCTTGTAAAACAGGAAAGATTGTTAACATCAAGAAAGGACAATTCCTAGCACCATGGGATGTCAAGGGCATATTAAGTAAAACAAACGGTGCAAACGAAGTATGGATAACTGAAAGAGGAACTAGTTTTGGTTATAATACATTAGTGTCTGACTTTACAGGACTACAATATATGTTAGATAATTTTGATGTACCAATAGTATATGATGTTACGCACTCTGTTCAAAAGCCAGGAGGCAAAGGAGACAGTAGTGGGGGTAACAGAGCATACGTTCCAGGTTTATCAAGAGCCGGAGCGGCATTAGGAATAGATAGTTTCTTTATGGAGGTTCATAATGATCCAGACAATGCACCTAGTGACGGACCTAACATGGTTAGGATTGAAGACTTTGAAAAAATTATAGGCGACATTGTAAAAATAAGAGGAGTACTGTAATGGAATTCATTTGGCATATACTACTTACTGTATGTTTAGGTAGTGATTGCAAAACACAAGACGTACAGTGGTTCAAAGATGAAAAAGAATGTAATACAATGCTTATATTATACAAAGAAATACCACAAGATGGTGAATGGGACACAGTAGAATATGTGTGTAAACCAGTAGGGAGCAAAAGTGCCTAGTAAAGGATTCGTATTAATAGCACAAAACAGCGAATACGATTACGTACAGCAGGCGTGTGTGTTAGCTATGAGTATTAAAGCTACTAATGACGCCAACATTTGTTTAATAACCAACGATAAAGTGCCATCTAGGTATGAAAAATTGTTTGATGTTATCAAACCCATACCTTGGTTAGATGATGCAAAGGACAATGATTGGAAGGTAGACAACCGTTGGAAGTTATACCATGCAAGTCCTTATGATAGAACTATTGTGTTGGATACCGATATGTTAGTATTGCAGAACATAGACACATGGTGGAAGTTTTTAGAAAACTATGAAGTGTTCTATACCTCAAATGTTTATACATATAGAGGTGAAAAGGTAATAGACAACCATTATAGAAAAACATACAAAGCAAATAACCTTCCTAATGTATATGCAGGATTCCATTACTTTAAAAAATGTAATTTTGCAAAAGAATTTTATACGTTGCTAGAAATTGTAATGAATAACTGGCAGATGTTTTACGGAAAGTATGCAAAGGAACAATATCAAAAGTTTTTAAGTGTGGATACAAGCACAGCTATAGTAACAAAGATACTAGACTGTGAAGATAAGATTACAAATAAACGTGTTAAGTTTCCTACGTTTACACACATGAAGCCACACATACAAGGTTGGAGAAACGGTAGTGCTACTTGGCGTAGCAGAGTAGGATCATATCTTACAGATGACCTAACACTAAAGATAGGTAATCATTTACAATCAGGAATCTTTCATTACACAGAAAAAGAGTTCTTAACCGAAGAGAAAATTAAAAAATATGAAAACTATATTACAAAGAACTATTAAAGATAAGGAAACAAACTTATACCCTGTGTGGTTAATGCGTCAGGCTGGAAGATATATGCCTGAGTACATGGCAATCAAAGAAGCTAGTAACGGATTCTTGGATATGGCACTTACACCAAGCAAGGCAACAGAGATAACAATGCAACCCATCAAAGCATTTGATATGGATGCGGCAATAATTTTTTCTGACATACTTGTTATTCCTTATGCACTCGGACAAGAACTAGATTATAATCCTGCACCAAAGCTAGGACCTTATAATGAAGATATGCTAAACACGGATAGGTTTCTTTTTATAGAAAGATGTCAACCTGTGTATGATGCAATCAAACAAACTAGGCAAGAACTAGATAGTAACAAGAGCTTGATAGGATTTGTTGGAGCACCTTATACACTTTGTAAGTATATGTGTGGTAACAAAGATCAAAAAGTTATAGAAGGATTAGTTCCTTACATAATTGAACACCTAGTACACCAAATAGAAGCAGGGTGCGACACAGTACAGATATTTGATAGTTGGGCAGGAGATCTAACAGAACAAGAACTAGATAAACTATGTTATTCTCCAACAGCAAAAATAGTAGAAGCTATAAGAAAGATATACCCTGAAGTTAGCATAATTGCTTTTCCAAGGCTGATAGGTAAAAATATAAATGACTTTGCAAAAATAGTAAATCCTGACTGCATCAATTTAAGTGATGACATACCTGTAGAAGAAGTATCTACTAACGTTGTTTTACAAGGAGGCATACCCATTAGTGAATTACTTGCTGATGCTAATCCTACATCAATGTTAGAAAAAATGAAAGACAAACCTTACATAGTTAATCTAGCACACGGAGTTAACAAAGAAACTCCTGTAGAAAATGTTAGAAACTTTGTACAAACTGTAAAGGACTTTAGATGCAACTAGGTATTACAGTAGTCAATGAACGTTATGCAGTATTTGATCCTACAACAGGAGAACTACTGTCATTGCCAAACATCAAACCCACTGAAGGAAGTTTTATTCCTGTAGCAGACGAGGAAGTAAAGGGTATAATCGAAGGCAGAGAAAGTATGCACTTCTATTATGTACACTATATTAAAAGAGCTAATACATACGAACTAAGGCAACGTAGCAATCATGACATAGACAGTTACTTTGTTGACGACTTAATATACGAGTTACCAACAACAGGAAACAATGCGGATATAACAGTTACTAAAAATGTAAAAGATACCTGCTGGAAGATAACAATAGGTGGCGATTTAGAAATGAACATTTTAGCACAAAAAATTAGCTTGACAAATGGACATTTATCATTTAGTATAACCAAGAAAGACGATCCAAACATTCTTTATAAAACACTACAATTTACGTTTGACAAACTTATAGGTGGAAAATACATTGTTTTACCATTTAGCGAACAATTTGAGTTTGACAACAAGCCGATTTCAGTGTATACTATAAAGAAGTTCGACAGTTACAAATATGAGGTTATAGAATGAAGTCAAAAATATTAGCAGAAAACATTGTAAAAGGTTCTGGTGGGCATGGTCTTAAACAGGATCAGCTTGTAAAGATATTTGATAAAATAGATAACTTGGAAGACTTTGCATACACTATGAAAAAGGTGTTAGAGCATGGTGGAAAAGAATATCTTACAACACAATCTTACAAACTAGGTATGCCAAAGTTTGACAAGTTTACAACATGGCATCATATTGATGAGAAGTATGACGCTAGTTGGGGGTTTGATAAAAAAGATGCCGGCTGTTATATGTATGGAATGTTTAAGGATTCAGCTCCCGAAGTAGCAGACATTTTACAACCAGGTGTAATATACATTGGCGAAAGCAGAGCAACAACTAGAAACTGTATGCTAGGTAGACGCACAGATTTTAAAGGTACAGTACGTAACGATAGGTTATCACCATATGGTTGTGGTACTGCATTTAAGGAAAAGATAGGTAAGGAATACATTGATAACGTATATCAAGCATACTTGCCAATGCACAACAGTCTTGTAAAAGAAGCTGAAATGCAGATGCTAATTAACTATTATAGATACTATGGTCGTATTCCTGCTTGTAATCCAGTGAGTGATTTGCGTAGGGTTGAACTAAGGATAAAGAATGAAAATTAATATTGCTGAACAAGATATCATATTCTTAAGTTATGATGAACCTAATGCAGAAAAAAATTATGTTGATCTGTGTAAGAAGGTGCCCTGGGCAAAACGTGTACACGGTGTAGACGGTTCAGATGCGGCACACAAAGTCTGTGCAGAGCAATCAGAAACTAAACACTTTGTTACTGTAGACGGCGACACAATAATTGATCAAAAGTTTTTAGACGTAGTACTTGATCTAGACGAACTAGGTGTAGATGATGACTATCAGTTTAGTTGGTGTGGTAACATTGACATCAACGGATTAAAATACGGCAACGGAAGTCTAAAGATGTGGACTAAAGACTTTGTTAGAAATATGAAAACACACGAAAACACAGACGGGTCAGACGATACACAGATAGAGTTTTGTTACTTTCACAACTACTATCAGCTTAATCAAAACTATTCAACAAGCATTATTAGTTCAACACCACATCAGGCTTGGAGAGCAGGTTTCAGAGAAGGTGTTAAGATGTCACTAAACAGAGGTGCAAAGGTACAGGATCTTGCAAACAATACTTGGTGGCAAAATTATCATAGATTACTTGTTTGGTTAAACGTTGGTGCAGATGTTGACAACGGACTATATGCTATCATGGGTGCTAGAGATGGTTGTCAAAAGATATTAGCAACCGATTGGGATCATTCTGTAACAAGAGATTTTAAATGGCTTAATGAATATTGGAACGAGATTAAAGACTATCCTGTAGAACAAATGATTGCCGAGTATGGCGAAGTATTACAAGAGCAAGGATTACCTATAAGTAAAGTTGCACTAGATGAGGAGCAAAGTAAATTCTTTAAAACTGTTTATGTAAACAGTGATAGAGTACTAGGTAGGTAATGAGCGAACTAGAAAAAATTAAAAAATTAATGCCTGTGATTGAGGAGCAAACATCTCCTACATTCTGCTTGGCCAAATGGCATCACACCACAATATATCTAGCAACAGGTGAAACGCATAGTTGTTATCACCCTGCTCCGCACCCTATACCATTAGAAGAACTAAAAGATAATCCAAGTGCATTACATAACACCATAGAAAAGAAAGACCAACGTAAGAAAATGTTATGTGGCGAAAAGCCAGACGGTTGTAATTACTGTTGGAAGATTGAAGCTATGGGTAAAGACTATGTAAGTGATAGACATATTAAAACAACAAGCATTTATAATGAAGAAAGATTAGCGGAAATAAAACAAAAAGGGGCGGATTTTAATGTAAATCCGGAATATATTGAAATAAGTTTTAGTAATGAATGTAATTTTAAATGCGGATATTGTCACCCTAAAGCATCTAGCAGATACTATAATGAAATAAAACAACACGGACCATACAGTATGTCTACTTCACATAGACAAGATATTGATTGGTTTAAGATTTACAAGAAGGAAGAAGAGAATCCATACGTAGATGCATGGTGGAGATGGTGGCCTGAAGTAAGTAAGACACTAAACATATTGCGTATAACAGGTGGCGAACCTCTAATGCACAAGAGCTTATGGGAATTGTTTGATAAGCTAGAAGCAGATCCAAAACCACACATACAAATAGAAGTCAACAGTAACATGGGTGTTAAGCCCAAGCTAGTAGAAAAGTTAACTTCTACTGTTAAAAGATTAAAAGAAAAGAATTGTATTAAAAGTTTTAAACTGTATACAAGCATTGACACTTGGGGACCTAGGGCCGAATATGCTCGTACAGGACTAGATATAAAGTTATGGGAACAGAACTTAGATCACTATCTAAGTAACACAGGATGGCCTGTAACGTTTATGATTACATTTAATATATTTGGTGTAACTAGTTTTAATTTATTATTAGAAAAAATACTAGAATGGCGACACAAATATAATAGTGATGACAATGCCACACAATGGCAACGTGTTAGATTTGATACTCCGCATTTGAAAGAGCCAATCATATATGACATGAACATATTACCCAAGGAAGAATTTATGCCGTATATGGAAAGTCACTTAAAATATATGCACGACTATCAAGATGATCAAGACAGAACAAAGTTTAGTTCATTAGAAGTAGAAAAATTTAGACGTGTGGTTGACTATATGCGTACAACAAACATTGAACCTGCTAAATTAGATCAAGGACGTAGAGATTTTTATCGTTGGTTTACAGAGTTCGATAAACGTAGAGACTGTAACTTAACTGAAACGTTTCCTGAATTAAAAGGGTTCTATAATGAATGTTCTAAAACCTAAGTACTACAAATACACACCTGGAGCAAATGATCAAGATAGGTTGTTTAAGGATTTACAAGAAGTATTAGTAAATGACAACAATAAAAAGCCTCTGCATATTAATCAAAATGTAAAGAATACAGAGTTCTGGGTCAAACGTGGCAAGAGAGAATGCACACTAGTATTGGGTGAAAGCTGGACATATGGTGAAAGCCTTGAAGGCCGTGTACAATCAGCATTAATGAAATGGGACTTAGATACACAGATAAGATACTGTTGGGGTACACAGGTTGCTACACTACTGGACACAGATTACTATCAGTATGCTATACCAGGAAACAACAATTTTTATATCTTTGGCAACGTAGAAAGATTACTAAAATATCTATCACCTCAATACGATAAAATATATTTGTTAGTACAAATGACAGAGCCAAGTAGAGAAGATATTGTTATCAACGAATTAGGTGATCATCCTATTGCTAGGTTATATGATATAAATTATGTAAGTGGCATGAGTGTTAAAGACTGGTGTGTTGAAAACGAACACATTTTTTACACACAATTAAACGATACTATTGCAAAGTTTAATAACGTAAAAGCCACTGCCTGGAAAAACTTTTGTACGCAACAAAATGAAAACTATTGGGGATTTACTATGATTAAAGAAACATGGATGGAATTTAGTGCTAGGATGTCTGGCTTTAAATTACAAAGTCCTGATTTTTATGTTGCGGCTTGGTTAAAGAACTTTGTAAGTGATTATCCTGTAGTTCAAGAAAATAAATATTTCAATAAGCAATTAGACAAGATTGAAGCGTCAAATAACTTTTTAAAACAAAGCCAAGATCATTGTCCTCACCCTGTAGCGGCCGCACACAAGGTTTGGGGATATAATGTCTATACACTGATGGACAAGTAATGAGTAAGACACTTTGCATACTACCCTGGATTCATATGTACGTCAATGCTGACGGAAGTGTGTTACCTTGTTGCATAGGTGATTACAAACAGCCTTTAGGAAATACACACAATCGTAGCATAGAAGATATTTGGAATAGTCACGAATATAAAACATTAAGAAAGCAATTACTTAATGGAGAAAAGCCTAGTATATGTAATCAATGTTGGAAACATGAAGAAGCAGGTAACACTAGCTCACGCATGAGTAACAATAAACGTTTCAAAGAAGAATTAAAATTTATAGAAACAACTAACGAAGATGGTAGCTTAGATGAAATGAATCTACGTTACTTTGATGTGCGTTGGAGTAACATTTGTAATTTTAAATGTAGAACGTGTAGTTCAACATATAGTTCTAGCTGGGCTCAAGAAGATAACTCAACAAAGTTTGCACCTGAAAAACCTGTTTATATATTTGCAGGAGGTAATAACAATGATAACCTGTATCAACAATTCAAACCTCATTTTAAAAACATAAAAGTATTTTACTTTGCAGGTGGCGAGCCGTTGCTTACTGATAAGCACTATGATATACTAGAACATTTAATTGAAACAGGAAATACTAAAGTAAGATTAGAATACAACTCAAACGTAAGTAAATTAAAATATAAAAAGAAAAGCATTATAGATTTATGGAATCAGTTCGAAGACGTTCAAGTAAGTGCTAGTTTAGATAGTTACGGACCAAGAGCAGAATATATTAGAGCAGGAACTGATTGGGATCTAATTACGACTAATTTAAAAGTAATACGTGAACAAGCACCTCATGTAAAAATAAGTTTTAACACAGTAGTAAGTATTTTTAATCTGTGTACACTAACAGACTTCTTAAATGAAATACAAAACGTAGATCCTAATAGTGCTAGTATGTATAACATTGTTGATCCACATTATTATAGTGTAAACGCATTACCTGAAGAATACAAGACTATTGCGTTAGAAAAGATACAAAAATATATGAATAGTAATCCAGGAAAATATAAGTGGCAACTAGAAGGTGTTGTACGTTATATTGAAAATAGTAAGTTTGATGAAAGTGCGTTAAAGCAGTTTAGAGCAAAGACTCAACACTATGACTTTATTAGAAATCAAAAATTTATTGAAACGTTTCCTGAACTTAAAAGTGTATTATAGGATCTGGTTTTTCATCAGGCTTTATATTAGTTTCGTAATAAAACATATCCAACCAACGTTGTTGCATATTAAACAAATGAAAATCCTTTTTATCATTACTTGCATCTCGCAATAGTTTGATCCATTTGTTTTGTGCTTCTTCTACTGCTCTATCAGTAGTGTCCTTCCAGTCGTGTTTAAATGTATCCTTTAGAAATACATAGTGTTCCATAGGACTAGGATGTCCGTCTTGAAAGTTTTTATGAACTGTTTTTCTATCTCTTTTAAATTTACTTTCAATATTATTGTTATATAATGTTTGATAAAAGCTAGGCAATATTTCTCCTAGACTAGGAGCATAGTATTTCATCATGTCATCTATTCTATGATTCTTATCCCGTGTTGCACCAGACCACTGATCTGTTTGCTCTAGTATATCACACATTTGTAGAAAGTGATATTGTGTTTTATGTTTTAGCATTTCATGTCCTGCTTTTATAAATGCTAAATCTCTTACGTATGCACCATACTCACTAAAGTAATCTCTTACAAATTCTTCTCTGTATTGTTTTTGTGAGTAAATATTACCTGGAGTCATCCAAGGTCCGTTTGGATCCTGCGGAACATATCTATCTTCTCTACAAACATTGGTCCATTGTACAATAACTAAATCTTCATGCGTAAAGTCATAAACAGCATCGGCCTGCATAAGCATATTGAATATAAAGTGATTACCTGCACCACTTCTACCAAAGTTTACAAAAGTACAGTCTAGTTCTTGCCCTAGTGCGTTTGCCCAGGTTCCCCACATATAGTGAGTAAAGCTACAACCAAACGTAAACAGTCTTTTTGGTTTGTTATGATATAATACTTTCTTACTCATCTGCTAGATCTCTCATTTTAAGTGCCACATTTTTAAACTTTTCTTTAGTATACTTACCTTCTAAAAGTGTTTTAAAGTTATGCACCAATACCTGTTCGTTTTTAAACTTCCATCGTATGTGTTGTTTTACAGTTGGTAATGTTCTAATGTAATCTATTTGTTTGCATACTTCTTTCCACAAAGCTCTCCAACGTTTTACAGGGTCATGGATATCATCAAAACTTAAATCAAACCAATCGTCATATAATTTATATCCGTAATCTACCATGCGTTTGTTAATGCCAGGTTGTCCCCATATAACAAAAGGTTGCATATGATATATGCTTCTAAAAGTTTTTTCACTCCAGAACAAACTAGTTCCATGCCAATCATTTACAAACGTTTCGTTTACTATTTGAAACAATGATTGATCATTTAGATCACTGTGTAATGCAGTTGCATGATTAGTTTTAAAATCTTCCGTGTCTACAATCAAAGGTAGATGTTTCTTAAAATTTTTTAATTGCTGAAAATTTACACCACTGTTTGGAAAAGGTATCTCAGTAAGATAATAATCTAAGTTCATACCTTTTAAACTTCCATGACTAACATACATATCTTTAAAATGTTTGCTGTTGAATATTTCCATAGCACTAAAAGTTCTGTGTGGTCTGTTTACCCTACTTAAACTTAATCCTAGTTTATTGAATTGAGGGTGATGGTATTTTAACTTTGTTCTTTTTACTGCGGTATTAATTCTTTTATCTACAATAGCATCGACGTCTATGTTCCCACTCAAATCGACTTCTGTTTGTCCAGCTGTGCCAAATATCATCTGTTCAAAGTTTAGATATGTAAACACGTTGATACTTGTTTTTATGTTATGTTCCATGTTATAACGCATGATGTTATCATTGTCTTTCATGTTACTACTGGTAAAAAATATCCTGCGTGGATCTATGTCATACTTTTTAGCCATCTTATATAGAATATCAAAATACGGTTCTCCGTAGATAGTGCTAAATCCTTCAGTACTTGCATCAAAAAGAAAGAAACATTTCTTATCTTCCTTCATTTGATTTTGGACTTTTTTCTTAACATAGGTAAAAAAGTCAGTATCAGGGTACCATTTTGGATAGCCAATTAGCACAGTAATAACAGTGATATCGTCATGTACTATTTCATTCGTTCTAAAAGCCTTCTCCAATTCTACTGTAGTCTGAGTAAACTCGGGATCTTGTACAAAAGAGTTGAATCTTAAGAAGCCACGTATACGTTTCATATTAATAATCTTCCATAAATATTACTATATTTATATACGCATTTAATGGTAGGAGATTAGTGTGAAGATTAGTTTTATCGGATTGGGTAAACTTGGTTTACCTTGTGCAGAAGCAGTAGCACAAAAAGGACATACAGTAAGCGGTTACGACATAGTAAACGTAACTAGCGACACAATTAACGTAAAAGATAGCATAGCAGAAGCAGTAGCAGGTCAAGACATAGTGTTTGTTGCTGTACCAACACCACACGACCCAGCCTATGATGGCAGAGCTCCTACGGCTCATTTAGAACCCAAAGACTTTTCATATGACATTGTAAAAGAGTGTTTAGAAGAAGCCAACAAGTTTATGACAAAGAATCAACTGCTTGTTCTTATTAGTACAGTATTACCTGGCACAACACGTAGAGAATTTGTACCGTTAGTAAACAACACAAGATTTGTTTACAATCCATATCTTATTGCTATGGGTACAGTTGCTTGGGATATGATTAATCCTGAAATGATTATGATTGGAACCGAAGATGGAAGTGCTACAACTGATGCTAGAGAGTTAGTAAAATTTTATCAAAGCATTATGGAAAACAATCCACGTTACGAAATAGGTACTTGGGACGAATGTGAATGTATAAAAGTTTTCTACAACACATTTATTAGTACAAAGATTGGACTAGTCAATATGATGCAGGACGTAGCACAGAAGCAAGGCAACATTAATGTTGATGTTGTAACAAGAGCTCTTTCAAAGTCAACAATGCGTATCATTAGTAAAGCATATATGAAAGCAGGTATGGGCGATGGCGGTGCTTGTCACCCACGTGATAATATTGCTCTACGTTACATGGCACAAGAACTTGGACTAGGTTACGATTTATTTGATAGTGTAATGAATGCAAGAGAGAAACAAGCAGAAAACATGGCTATTGAAATATTAAAATACGGAAACAAGGTTCAGTTTAGTAGCGATAGTTATAAGCCGGGTGTTGATTATGTTGACGGTAGCTACAGTTTACTAGTACAACACTACATAAAAAAACATGGCGGTTATGTTGTAAAAGAAAAGCCAATGATCTATGTGTTGGTACATGAAGGAGATACAGTTCCTGATAACGTACCTGTGTTCGATCCTTGGAGAACATACAAAGGAACCAACGTAGTTTATTATGGAAACACAAGGAAAAACAAAGGTATAATTTGTGAGTAAAATACTAATAGCAGGTGATAGCAACGCACTAGGAGAATGGGGAACTATTGTTCCAGGACCTGCCTGTGCGAATCCTAATCACCCAGAAGTATTTCGTCCATGGAATAAAGAAAAATATTTAGAAGGCGATCATGCTAAACCCTTTCAGGTTGTTTGGCCAGGCTTTGGATATTACTTAGATCAAAAAGGACACGCAACAGTTAACTATGCGTTTGGCGGCTGTGGTAACTTTCAAGCATTATATAAAGTAGAAGAAGCACTAGGACTAGCACCTTGCTTTACAAGTCCTGTATTTTACAATCCTGATTGTATTGTATGGATGATTTCAGAACCTTGTAGAGATTTAAAACAGCTATCAGATGAAGCAGGGTTATATGACCTAGACAAGTACTACAAAGCATCAGATGATCTTGTACAAAATGCAAAAACAATTAAAGAAATAAATGACGGATTATTACAACACGCACTAGATGGTGCACAAAAAATATATGAAGAAACCAACATACCTTGGGTAATAATAGAAGGTTGGACCAAAGTAGAATTAAAAGAACACCACACATTTGTGAAACATATTCACAAAGACTGGATGGCCAAACTTATTAATAGACCTGTACCAATGTTTAGTAGTTGGCAGACTATAGATAATATTAGAAGGCGTAGACCTGACCTAACTGAAAGTGCGTCAGAAAGTTTACGTTTATTTCAACGACAAAAACCAGAGCTAGGTATTCCAGATATACCAGAAGGCCCTGACAATGAATTTAAAAGAATAGTTGATGATTACGAAGAAGTAATTAAGATTATGAATGAAAGTCCGTTGTTTCCTGATAACTGTCACCCAGATAGAACTTTACAGGAGCAACTGGCGTACGAGCTAGAACTTTATGTATGATGCAGTTTTTATAAGTTATAATGAACCTGACGCAGATGAAAGATATAAACGTTTACTAGAACGTTATCCTAATACAAAGAGAGTTCACGGTGTAAAAGGAATACACCAAGCACACATCAAGGCCGCAAAGAAATGTCATACAAAGATGTTTTGGGTCATTGACGGTGATGCAGACTTATTACCAGAATTCAATTTAGATCATAAAGTAAGTGATTATGATTTAGATTGTGTCCATGTTTGGCGTAGCCAGAATCCTATCAACAATTTAGTTTACGGGTATGGGGGTGTTAAACTCCTACCAAGACGACTCACCATGAACGTAGACGTTAGCAGTACTGATATGACTACCAGTATAAGTGATAGATTCAAGGCTATGCCAATCGTGAGTAACATCACTAGTTTTAACACAGATGAGTTTAGTACTTGGAAAAGTGCTTTTAGAGAATGTGTTAAGTTATCTAGCAAAGTAATACAAGGACAAGAAAATGAAGAAACAGAACAACGACTCAACGCATGGTGTACAAAAGGAGAAGAAAAAGAGTTCGGACTATTTTGTATACGAGGTGCTAGGAGCGGTCGTGACTTTGGTCATACTAATAGGACTGCACCTAGCTTACTAGCAAAAATAAATGATTTTGATTGGTTACAAGAACGTTTCCATATGGACGAGATGAATGATACCATTTAAGGATATTACAAAACTAGGACATAAGAATATGTTAGACAAAGGTGTGTTTAACGTAAGCTGGATCCTTGGACGTTTTTGTAACTATAATTGTAGCTATTGTTGGCCGTATGCTAGAAGCAGTACAGTTGACCACAGACCATTTGAAGTGTACACTAGAGCAATAGATGAAATAAAACGTCAAGCAAGAGCAAATGGATTTGACAAGTTTCATTTTAGTTTCAGTGGCGGAGAACCTACAGCATATAAAAAATTTATAGATCTAGTAAAACACTATGAGGATTATGAAAGCAAATATTTAAGCATACACATGACAAGTAATTGCAGTCCTGCAAAACGCTGGTGGCAACGCTGGCTCGACGCAACGCACATTATGGACAGAAGAACCATTACTGCAAGTTACCATGCTGAGTTTTCAAATGAAGAAGAATTTGGTGACAAGTTATTATTCTTACAGGATAATGATGTTGGTGTCACTATTAATCAGGTAATGGTACCTGAACATTGGGAGGAATATTATGATAGAAGCAATCGATTCATTGAACGTGGTCTTCACGTTACTCTTAAGCCTCAGTCTGATCCTACCGCTAGTTTTGTCGTTAGTGGTTATACTGATGCCCAAAAGAAAATATTACAAGAAGACAGTCAGCAAGATGAAAAACAGATGCGGTTACAAGATGTTAATGGAGTAGAGTATTGGGTTGACCAAGCAGAAAGATTAAATGCTTTTGGCTTCAACAAGTTCAAAGGTTGGAACTGTTGGGCTGGTTATCAAAGCTGTATTATACGAGAACCAGGCGGAGAAGTAAAACGTGCATATAGTTGCCATGATGAGCCTCTAGGCACGTTAGACGACGGATTTGAGCTATTTAAAGCACCAATGCCGTGCATAACTCCAACCTGTGTTAGTAGTGCAGATAGCAAAATACCAAAAGAAAGGACGATAAGTAATAGTAATGGACTATAGAGATTTAAGCCAATTCGGAAATCAAGTAGAATTAGAAACAACAACAGATGCAGAAATGCTGGTTGCTTGGGCTAATGACTTTGACTGGCAAAAATACAACCCACGTAAAGATGTTAATCGTTGGGGACTGAGTGTTACAAGTTCAGACGGTACTTTTAATGGTATTGATTTAGATAGCTTGTATGAATACAACAAGGAGCATGGTACAGAGTACGGAGAAAAGGACTTTAACAAAGCAACTCCTGTACTAAACAAACAGATACACGATTTGTTATTACCATGGGAAGGACATTATTACAGAACACACTTTTTAAAATTTGGTCCAGGTGGATTCTTTCCTCCACACAGGGATTGGGATTACAGCGGAGAGGCCATTGATACGTTTAGATTAATAATGCCATTACGTAATGTAAATCCTCCACAGTTTAATTTTATATTAGAAGGACAACAGTTACATTGGGAAGTAGGTAGAATGTATTTCATAGATACTTTGAAAATGCACTACTTGTTCAACAGTAGTTTTACAGATAGTTACTGGCTAATAGTAAATGTTGCCGCCAATGACGAAACAATAGAAGCAACAATGCGAAGGTTCAATCAAAAGTAATGTATAACCTAACGGATATAAGAGCAATTCATTTAGAAGTGACTAGTCGCTGTCAGGCAAAGTGCCCTATGTGTGCTAGAAGAATGAATGGCGGTCCGTTAAATCCTTTCATGGGCTTAGATGAAATAAACATTGACAAATTTATGGAATGGTTTGATGTAGATTTTATTAAACAGTTAAATCATTTAGGAATGTGTGGTAACTTGGGTGATCCTATAGTTGCAAAGGACACACTACAGATATATGAATACCTACGTGAGTCAAATCCTCACATGGGATTACAAATGCACACCAACGGCAGTGGTCGTACAGACAAATGGTGGAAAGAATTAGCAAAATTAAAAGTAAATGTTGTGTTTGGCATAGATGGTCTGGCAGACACACACGCAAAATATAGAATTAACACAGACTGGAAGAAGATCATACACAATGTTATGACCTTTGTAGACGCAGGTGGAAAAGCAAGATGGGATATGCTGGTGTTTGAACATAATCAACATCAGATAGATGAATGTAGAGAACTATCTAAACGTTTAGGTATGGAAAACTTCTCTGTCAAGCACACTACACGTTTCAAAGACGGAAAGTTTGCTGTGTTAAATGAACAAGGACAACAAATAGATACTTTGTATCCATCACAAAAGAGTAAAGAGATGACCAGCAAAGTAAAACAAGCATCTGCAGAAACATTACCAACCATAAACTGTAAAGCAGTTAAGGACAGTATGTTATACGTAAGTGCATTAGGTACAGTTACTCCTTGTTGTTGGTTAGATCAACAATTTTATCCACCGTCACACGAGAATCGTATAGACTATTTGAATAAAATTAAGATATGGCCAAACTTAAACGACACTAGCTTGAAAAGTATCTTTGCAAGTGGGTACTTTGATCTTATTGCAGGGTGTTGGAACAGTACAGGACTTAAAGAGTGTTCAAAACAATGTGGTAGTTTTGACAAATTAAACGAACAGTTCGTGGAGAGATCATGAAAATATTAGTAGCAGGATATGGAACAGTAGGAAAAGCACATGAAACATATCTAAGACCTTCCTTTGATGTTGAGATATACGATCCAATGAAGGGCTATAACGATATAAGCAAGGACATAGACGGAGTAATCATATGTACAGCAACACCATCATTTGAAAATGGTGCTTGTATAGTAAACTCTGTGTATGATGTAATAAGCAGAGTACCTAACGTGCCTATAATAATTAAAAGCACAATAAGTTTAGAAGGTTGGAAGGCAATAAAACAAGACTTCCCCAAACATGATATTACATTTAGTCCGGAGTTTTTAAGAAACAAAACAGCAACAGAAGATTTAGCTAATTCAGAATATTTTATGTTAGCAGAAGGTAACACACAGTTTTGGAGTACAATATTAGTAACTATGTTTGGTACGCCAACAATTAACCTTTATAATAAAGCAGAAGAATTAATACTTGTTAAATACTTCCGCAACAGTTTTCTAGCAAACAAGGTTGCTTTCTTTAATCAAGTTTATGATCTGTGTAAAGCTACAGGTGTAGACTATGATAAGGTTGCTGAAGGTGTAGGAAAAGATAGACGAATAGGTTCAAGCCACACAGAAGTTACAGAGGAAAGAGGCTTTGGTGGTCATTGTTTTCCTAAAGACATACAAGCAATAATTTATACTGCAAAACAAAACGGCGTTGACTTAACTTTGTTACAAGAAGCATTGGAGTATAATAAGAAAGTTAGAAAATGAGATTATTATTAGTAGCAATTTTTATGTGTATTATAGTTTCGGTAGGAGACAGTAAAGCATTAGATTTAAAACAGTTTTACAAAGAACCTTTAACAGAAACTGATAAGGCAGGTATCATTGCTTTTAATATATTACAAACAATAGATATGTTACAGACTTTAGAAATAGCAAACAATGACAACTATTATGAAAAGAATAAAATATTAGGTAAGCACCCAAATGAGTTTCAAGTTATAACTTATTTTATTGCTAGAGGATTTGCACACTATGAAGCAACAAAGATGATACCTGAGAAATATAGATCCATATGGCATACGTATAATGTTGTTTATAATTATGATGTTATTAGAGATAATCACAGTATAGGAATAAGAATAGGCTTTTAATGAAAATAGATATACACGATATAAAGTTCTGGATGGACGCAATACGTAACAGCGAAGATAAAGAACGTACACTTGAGAGTTTCTGGGACGGTCAGATTAAAAGTAAGCTCTGGCTAATTGAAGCACTTGAAAAACACAAGTCTATTAGAAATGCAGAGTTTGTAATACATGGCGGTTGGAACGGAGTACTAGCTTGTATGATGTTCAATAGTGAACTAGGTTGCAAACACATAACAAGCATTGACATAGATCCTAAGTGTAAAGAAATAGCAAGTACAATGAACAAACGTTATGAGATGGAAGGTAAGTTTGAAAGTGTAACTGCTGATATGTGTGAATATGAATATACTAGAGAGCCTTACTTTGTTATCAATACAAGCTGTGAACACATCACACAAGAACAATACAACACTTGGTTAGACAAAGTACCAGATGGAGCACAAATTATTTTACAAAGTAACAATTACTTTGAATTAGATGAACACGTAAACTGTAGCAAGGACCTTAAAGAGTTTGAATGGAAAAGTAAATTAAATGTATCTGAAAAAGCAGAACTTGAACTGCCTAAGTATACAAGGTATATGTTAGTTGGAAGGAAAAACAAATGAAAGTAAGGGTAGGAGTTAGAGGTAGTGAACTAGCATTGTCAATGGCAGAAATAGTAACTAGAAAATTAGAACAACTAAACTGTACTGTAGAAATTGTTCCAATCAAATCAGATGGAGATATCCACGAAGATAAAGTTATTGCTGACATAGGTGGCAAAGGAGTATTTTGTAAACGCATAGAAGATGAATTGTATAATGGTGCTGTTGATGTAGCTGTACACAGCACAAAGGACTTACCAACTGTAATGCCAAAAGAGTTAATACTTGCGGCAGTATTAAAACGTAACGATCCAAGAGATTGTTACTTGGGTAAATTCTTTCCAGGTGCAAGAGTAGGAACAGGTAGTCCAAGAAGAATAGCACAACTTAAAAATAACTTTAAGGTAGACTTTGAGATAAAACATATCAGAGGAAATATTGCAACACGCATTAAGAAATTAAATGACGGTGATTATGATGCCATTATTTTGGCAAGAGCAGGACTTGAAATACTAGGATTAGAAAAATATATAACACATACATTTGACTTTGATAAAATGTTACCAGCGGTTGGACAAGGTGTTATTGCTGTACAGACACGTACTATGAGCCCTTACACAGCTCTAGTAAGGCAAATAAACCACTTGGATACATTTTATAGTGTATTAGCAGAACGTACAGCATTGAAGTTCTTAGACGGTGATTGTCATAGTGCAGTAGGAGTACTTGCACAGGTAGTAGGAGATTGTATTACACTAAAAGGAATCAACTACGAAAACATGAAACAGTCTACAGTTACAGGAAAGATATTGGAATATAAACAAATAGGTGAACAAGTAGGATTAGCAATAAAATGAGTAAAACATTTTGCCCACTACCCTGGATACATTTAGCGACACGACCTAACGGAGATGTTAGAGTTTGCTGTACTGCCAATGCCAGTGGTGCGGGTAAACAAGATGAAAAGACAGCAGGACTTGTTAAGAAAGATGGTATTGCTATGAACCTACGTGACCATACAATAGAAGAAGTATGGAACAGCGAACACATGAGAAGAACAAGACTTCAAATGCTCAATGGCGAAATACCTGCCAGTTGTACTAAATGCTTTAATGAAGAAGCAAAAGGTATTTCAAGTAAACGCCAATGGGAAAGTGCAGAATGGAAAGAACGTTTAGACTTTGATAAACTTATTGCAAGTACAAAGGAAGATGGTACTGCACCTGTAAACATTCCTTACTTTGATTTACGTTTAGGTAACCTATGCCAATTGAAATGCGTTATGTGTAGTCCACATGATAGTTCAAGTTGGATTAAAGAATGGAAACTACAGTATCCGCAGTATAAGAACAAGGACCTAGTTGCTGACCAAGGTTGGGACGATCAATATGATTATACCTGGTATAAAAAAGGATCGTTTATAGATTCAATGAAAGACCAGGCACAGCATATACAAGAACTGTACTTTGCAGGCGGAGAACCGTTACTAATACCTGAACATTATAAAATATTAGAGTTTATGGTCGACGAAGGATATGCAAAAAATTGCAACCTACGATATAATTCAAATGGATTAGAATTACCAGACAAGTTATTTAAACTATGGGATCATTTTAAGGAAGTACGTTTTAATTTTAGCATTGACGCATATGGTGAACGTAATGATTATATACGTTACCCAAGCAAGTGGTCGGACGTTGAAACCAACTTAAAGAGATTAGATCAAAATACAAAGGATAATACGGTTATCAATATTGCCTGTGCAATACAATTATTAAACGTAGGTTACATAGATGAATTAGCTGAATGGAAAATGGATCAAGGCTTTAGCAAGATTAATCCATCAATGTTTGGCGGCGGAATCATAGGAACGCATTTGGTTTATTTGCCATCGTACCTAAATGTACAAGTACTACCACAAGAAGCAAAACTATGGGCTAAACAAAAGATTGAAAGTTTTATTGACAGACAGAAGTTTAATTTAGAATTTAATCAACACCCATACGGTGCTCAACGTTGGAGAGGACTAATTAAATACATGATGCAAGATGATTGGGGAAACAAACTTCCTGCACTACAAGAATACTTAAAGATAACAGATGAAAGACGTGAAACAGACTTTAGAAAAACATTTCCAGAGCTTGGGAGATATATGTAATGGAATATAAAGGACTAATACTAGGACAACAGACTGACGTAAGTGTAGACACTGAACACTGGAAGTTTGGCACAATTAAAGACGGAGTCAAGTTAATTGACAACCTTTTATATTATAGTGCGTTTAGTCTAGGATATGACGACCATGGTATCATTGATAAAGTATGTACTAGAATGAAAGGATTCAAACACGAGACAGGTGACAGTTTGTTTTTTGGTCATTCAGGACCAGCTGTAAATTCACCACACATTGATTTAGCAAACAGATTGTATAACATGACCGATGGATACAGACCTGTGTTTGCATTATCAGGAAGTGACGGAGTAGAAGTTGCTATCAAGTTAGCCTTTGCATATCATCAAAGATGTGGAAATACTAGAAAGAAAATAGTATCATTTGACGATGCGTATCATGGATCAACTTTACTGTCAATGAGTGTTGGAGATGTACACTTTCAAAGTGCATACTACGGAATGGATCCATATCAAAACGTAATTAAATTATCACGCAATAATTTAGAACAGGAAGTTGATTGGGACGATGTTGCTTGTATCGTTGTAGAAACTTGTCCACATGATCAAGATATATCACCTTATGGGTATGACGTTTGGAATAAAGTAAATGAGATACAAGCCAAACATGATGTACTCGTAATCATAGATGATGTGTTTATGGGTGGCGGTAAAACAGGAGACTTCTTTGGTTGGAGTAAACAACCTGTTAAGCCTGATCTATTTGTAATGGGCAAGGCAATTACAGGAGGCTTCTTTCCGTTATCAATGGCTATGTTTAATGAGAAAGTACATGAAAAAATAAAAGACGGAAAGTGGTTACATGGACACACATACAGTATGACCCTGTCAGGTGTATTGTGTATGGACGAATACTTAAACGTTTTAGAAAATTACAAGTATATGGATAACGTTAATAATGTTATAGAACTTGCAAGACAGAATTTATCAATCGATGGTTGGAACATCAGCGGAAACTTTGGCACTACTTTTATGATAAACAAAAGTGATAAGCATTTTAGGTTTATTGTACCTATTAATGCAGACCAAGAATACTTTGATGCAATACCAGATACGTTAAAAGAAATGGAAAAGGTACACGGATTATGAGAGTAGGAATCACAGGACATTTGTCAGGACTAGGTAAAGAACTTTATACACGCATACCAGATAGTATAGGATTTGACTTAGGCAGTCATCATGACATAAAAAATCCTGATCCTTGGATTGACGCCTTATTAAGTTGTGACGTTTTTATTAACAATGCGTATGATGGATTTCATCAAGCTAATATGTTAGAAAAAGTTTTTTTAAAGTGGATGAATGAGGATAAAACAATTATAAACATTAGCAGTACTGCTTCTGAAATAAAACATATAAATTATCAAATGGGATTTTATCCTATACATAAAAAAGCACTAGACGAAGCCTGCATGAGATTACAACACATAGAGAAAAAGTGTAGAGTAGTAAATATTAAAATAGGTTGGATGGACACGCCTATGACAGAAGGATTTGATACAGCTAAATTGCCCGTTGATGGTGTAGCCACAAAGATTATAGATGTAATGAATGATAAAGATATAACATCAATAACAATAGAAGGTCCATGGCAAAAGTGGGATTACTAAATGAAACTAGTATACAAGGACATTACAAAAAACGATTGGTTCTTAGTTAGTTGGACACTATCTAATAAGTGTAACTATCGTTGTGAGTACTGCCCCGACATACTACACAATGGTAGCACAGGACAACCACGTTGGGAAACTGTAGAACGTTTTATAAAAAATTTAAAAGTAAACAAGGATATCTGTTTTAGGATAAGTGGTGGTGAACCTACGTATTGGAAACACTTTATAGACATGGCAAAGTGCGCCAAGGAGCAAGGACATAAGTTTACATTTGTAAGTAATGGAAGTCAAAAGCCAGAGTACTTCAAACGTATTGCACCCTATACAGATGCTATGATGTTAAGCTATCATAAAGCATACGCAGATCCAGAACATTTTATAAAAGTAATAAATGAAAGCGGAATCAATACAGTTGTAAACATGATGTTATTGCCAACAGACTTTGAAGAAGCATTTAAGATATCAGAACTAATTTATAGCAATACAGATATAGCAAGTATTGAGCCTAAAGTTATTGTAGATAAAACATCTAGTGAAAGTATTACAAATGAAGTTGTTACATATACACAGCAACAAAAGGATACAATTAAGAATTGGCCCTTTAGTAGAGATATACATTTCGGAGATGTACACAGAGGCGAAATGCAATTACAATACAATGACTGGTTCAAGGATAGCAAAGACGTAGACGCTAATCAACTAATACTAGAAGGTAAGAACAAATTTGTAGGTTGGAAATGTTGGGCAGGTGTTGACGGAGTAAATATAGATATGTGGGGCAATATGTATAGAGCAGACTGTCAGTTCGGTGGAGCAATAGGTAATTTAGAAAGATACAAGTTGCCAACAGAACCTATAGTATGTGGTAAAAGCATTTGCAGTTGTCTAAGCGACATATACATTAAGAAAGAACAAGTAGCAGAACTATGAGCAAAATATTAGTAACAGGAAATCCTAACTACGAAGGTTTATGCAAAGGTATCTATGAAGCATATAATCATAATAGGGTAGAGTTCATTGGCAGATGGAATGACTGGGATCTAGGAGACTTTGAAAAAGTCGCCAACTATGCGAAAGACTTTGATGTATTTGTAAACAGTCAGTATGGTCCTGATGGAGAACAGGTAGATATATTAAATGCTGTATACGATAAGTTTGAAAGAGGACATATAATTAATATCAGCAGTACAACAAGTTTCTGGGGTGACGGTTATAGTCCGGAAGGGTATCTTGAAAACAAAACTGCACTTGATAAAAGAAGCAAAGAACTTTGTAAGAATGTATGTTGGGGTAATAGTAAAATACGTATGAGCAATATTGCTTTTGGTCAACTAAATTCTAAAACACAAAAATTAAAAGACGATAAACACAAAATTAGTTTACAACAAGCAGGGCAACTTGTTAAGTGGGTAATTGATAGTCCTACTTACACCAACGTTCACTATATAGCACTTGATCCTATACAAACAGATCTTTAAGTTCAGGACAATAATCTAACACACTTGTATTTCTAATCTTATCTAGATCTTTAGTATAGTTTACAAACAAGTCTATATGTTTACCTAGTTCCTTATCTTGTTCATATGTAATCTTAGGAAATCTAAAATCAATCTTATCTAGTATCTCGTTAGGTAATATTCTAGGATTCAAGTAAGGCGGTTTAGCAACTACATTATTAAAATATATTTCCCAGTTGTCTTTTTTATTTTCTTCAAACCACCACCATATCTTATCTAGGTGTGCAATATTATATGCCATAACAGTTACAGCAATAATAATTCTATCAAAGTCGTACTGCTTTAGGTTTTCATTTAGTTGATCAAACGTAAAGTTCTTTCCACCTCTAATGTATTCATACAGCTTACCTGTTCCTTCTAAACTTACTGTCCATTTAGTTTCGCCAAAGTGTCTAGCAAGTTCCTGTATTTCTTCATCAACGATCGTACCATTCGTTGTCCAGTCAAGTGTAACATTTTTTGCAACTCCTAAGTCTATAAACTTCTGCAATATCTTTTTGTTTGCAGGCTCCATGTAAGGTTCTCCACCCTTGATACTTAGATAACGTAAGTTCATAAATGGTGTGGGATCCTCGAATAATTTTTCTATGATCTGATCGCTTTTATTAGTGTAACCAAATTCTGGATCGTCAGTTCTTCTAAAATACGGGTTACCATTTTGTGCAAGTTTAAGATCGTCCTTGACCCAAGCACTAGAATTGATACCGTCACACATACGACATTTTAGGTTACATATATTACTCATATTGAACTCCAAAAAGTAGATATCTGTGAAGTCTTTTGAGTAATCATATCCCTTGTC